TGTTCGTCTGTGTCTCTTAAAAGCTCAATCTCTTTTATAATTGATTCACCTACAAAGGGATTGTCAAGGTATGTAGTCTTAAAAAAACTACAATCGTCTCTTGGAAGTACCTTATCGTATATCCAATGGTATTCATCCGATGGGTTAAAATCAAGTATTATTTTCTCTTGTGTTCTAAAAACTAATTGTTGCCAATCTTCAAAATATAATTCGTTGCCCTCGTTAATAAATAACAAATCCCTTTTACGTCCCCTAATCTTTTGAGGTTGGTCTAATGAAATAAATTCAACTAGGTTTCCAAACAGATAATATTCAGAATTTGACTTGTTATGAAACTTCTCGCTATAACAATTATGTTCTTGAAGTATTGTCATAAAGTCTCTTAAAACAGTTGCACGTAAACTTGGAAAAGCCTTACGTGTAATTGTAATAACCTTATCATTATTTCTTGTACAGTATTCAAATATTATCCATAACAATATGTTATAGGTTTTACCTGACCTTGTACCGCCTTGTTCAACAATAATTTTAGAATCAGTATCTAAAAGATGTCTATAAACAATATTAGTTTTTAGCTTTAATTGAGTCAATTATTTCTATTTGAAAATTAGTTGGCATACCCTCTGCTCCTGTAATCTCTTGACGTTCTACATAACCTCTATTTTTTCCCTTTGTCTTTAAGTAGAAAATAGTTGCACTTGTGTTACCTCCTTGTATTTGTTTATGAAGTTGGCTCTCTGCAAAGTCTAAAGCTATATTTGACACGTCATCTACTTTTTCTTTAAATAAGGCATCCTCCTTGCAATATTTATAGAATGTCTCCCTACTACATTCAACATTCTTACAAGCCGTTGTAACGACCCCTAAAGACTTCTCTAAGGCAATTAGTATATTCTCTTTTAATATGTCAGATTTTGTCATTGTATTTCTTTTTTAATAATAATTGATTCTTTGTTTCCCAAGACTTACTATATTCTTTGTCAGCAAATAACTTTGAGAATCCTGTAATGTGTTTTAGCTTTACAAGCTCTTCTACGGACATCCCTAATTCGTTACAAATATCAGCATCTAGCCAACCATTTTCTAGCATATTAAATACCATAGAAGACATCCCTGTAACACTATGCATACCTCTTGCTCTATTATGTCTAACCGTACTTGCCATTCTATCGTTTATATTCTTGTTTAAAACAACTATCGGTAACCTACCTTTGTTTCTATCTAGAATATCTTTGTTGCTTTTACAAGTAAAATACCTGTGGAATCCATCTATGATAATATACTTTTTAAGTTTTTCATCATAAATTGTAACTATCGGTTGAGTATATCCATCGTGTAAAATAGAAGTATAAAGTAAACCCATTTCTTTTTTAGCAACACTATTTGGATTGTAGTCATTAGGTGAAACATTATCTATGTCAACCCATTTAACTAGATTAACAGGTTGTTCCTTTAATGGGGAATGTTCGTGTATAAATTCCTTTACCTCTTCAAAGAATATTATCTGTTCCTCTTCAGTTAAATTATTATCTTTAATGTGTTTTTTAATTGCTTCTATCATATTAAACCTTTTACGTATTTGTCATATTTTCTATTTATGTCTCTGTTGCTGTCATCTATTTTTCCGTTTACATACTTTTTTACAGTATTAAAATGTGGCGATGTTATAAAGTTTTTAAGTTTAGTAAAATCCCAATCACTAGATAAAATTGTATTGATAACAGTTCTATAAACATCTGATTTAATGAAGTCATTAATTATGTACTTGTCTAGACTTTTAATTTGCTTTAAAAGTTTTACCTTGTAAATATCTTCTTTAATTAAATTATCAGATAAATGCATTGCATACTCTTGCCAATCTTTAAACATATAAGGCAATTCCTTTGGACACTTAAAAGCATCTCCTTTAAGGTGTTTTATAGAATTACTACCTGCAACTCTTGAGGCAATCTTATTCCAAGTTTCAGGCTCAATTTCTTGAACTAACAAAAGATTTTGTATTGATGTTTCGTGGTGTAAATTAGATATTCGCATATCATTTAAGGTTACTCCGTGCTTATACATTTCGTCATAGATTTTACAATACTCAATATTATTATCGTGTATGTATTTCCATATATCTTTTATTTCCCAATCATAAATTGGATAGAATGTATAATGCCCTAATTTTTCATTTAACTTTTTTCCGTAACTTATGTCTTTATATGTTAATGCAGACGTCAAAGACATTAATCTTTTAGGTGCTTCTTGCGTTCTTACTCCTGCTAAATAACAAGTTTTTTTGTCTTTAAAATCAACCTTTAAAATAGCTGCAAATAAATCGTGAAACCTTTCAGTTTTATAATTATTTTCTTTTATACTTATTGGGTCTTTCGGGTGCAACCATTTTTCCTTATGTTTTTCATCCCAACAATATGAATAACGATGTTCTGTTGATGCGTTGTTTGTTATTACAATGGGCATCTGATACCATAAAGGTTCAACACGTTTGTCGTACATTATCTTCTTAACATAATCTATTGTACCCTGCCATTCTGCTTCTTGGTCTATAAAGCAAACCTTTAAGGGCAATCTATTTAATCTTTCTGCAACCTCTAATGCAACGTGTAATGTTACGGTGCTATCTTTACCACCTGAAAAGCCAACTATAACCTCTTCAAATTCATTAAATAAATATTCAACTCGTTCGATAGCTTTGTCATATACATTAATATTGCTATAATATTTCATATTGTAGTTTTGTAATATTGTTTTTATATATTTTTACTACGTTAGCACCAAGTCTCTTATGAGTGTTTAGAGACATTTTAGTAACGTTTGCGTGTACTTTGTTGATTTTAGGTCTATTAGCCTTTATCCAATTTAATCTTGCCTTAGTCATTATATTTAGAAGTCCCTTTTTTCTGTGTTCTTTAGATACGTATGAACACTTCATTGTTGCAGATTTATCGCTTAGCTTTAATCCAAAAAAAGCAATAGGTGTATTATCTTTAAAGACTATAAAAAAAAATATTTTTCCTGAAAACAATAAACCATCTTTTTTAGATAAATCAACTAAATTTTTGCATACAGAATCTATATTATAAGTTGTTTTTATTTCAATCATAATTTAATTCTGTTTATAATTCTAGTAATATCTAGTGAGTTTCCCATAGTCCAATACTTGTAGCCGTTTAGGTAAAGATAAATGTACTCTTTTTTAAAAAACCTTTCTTTAACTCCATTTTCTCTAATGTAAATTACTGTCTTAATAAAAGAATCTTTACTGTACCAATCTTTTTTAGCTGACCATTCGTGAGGTATAGTGGGCATTGATTTTGCAAATGTAAATTTGGTTTTCCATAGCATCATTTTAACCTCTGCCGTTGTCAATCTTTCAAGCATTATTTAGATTCAACATTAAACTCGTGGAAACATTTAGGGCATAAGCATTCTATAAAGTCTCTTGAAGTTTCGTGTGTTCTGTTATCTATTTCTTGTTTTTTCTTTTCGTAGTCTTCTGATGTCATTTCTTTATTGTCAGAAGTTGGATTGTATTCAGGTTTAAACTCCTCATCTAATGATGGATTCCAAACATCCATACCCCAATCCTGTAATTGTTTAGTGTCCCAAGAATTAGCAAGTATATCCCAATCCCAATCTCCAAACCCTACATTATCTTTAATGATAAACTGTTTAATTTGGTCGTCCGTTAAATCTTCTGCTTTAATAATATAAACCTGTTTATGATTCAATTGCAGACAAGCAGTATATCGCATATTTCCACCTAAAATAAGACCATCGCTATTTACAACGATGGGTCTTAGCTTTAGCATTTGGGGAAACTCCTTTATGCTTTCAATTAATTTTCTAAATTTTTGCTTGTTCATTACCCTTGGATTGTCAGGGTTTTTTCTTATTGAAAGTATGTCAACTTTTTCGATTTTTATTTGAATCATATTTATATAACGTATTAAATTCTTTTTTTTATTTATAATTTACTGTAATTGTGATAATTAGAAAATAAACTTTTATAGTATTAAAATTATAATTAGCATCTTTTCGCATTATTTCCCAACCTAATAAAAATCTATCGTGAGGAAAATGAAACTGTATTTCTGCATTCCAACCCTCTATTTCCATTTCCAACTTTTTGTAATTAACTCTAGCTTTGCAGCTACTTCATTTTCTTTGTCTTTAGGTATATTAACTAAAACATTAAACAAAGGTTTGTTTATTAATGCATCGTATTTGTCCTTAACATTATTGTATTTATTTGTGATGTAATGAACTTGGTCTATTTGGTCGTAATTTAAACCGCCTTTAAATAACATCATATTTTCAATTTCATCTAAAAATCCATTATGTTTTTTATAATAAGGATAGTTTTTTACTAAGTGAATAACATTAGCGTGATTCATATCTTTACCATTCGAAATAAAAAATTGTGCGATATTAGTCCAACGCA